TCCGTTATGGATTATTTATCATACAACAAAACCTCCCAAAGGGAGGTTCTGAAGTCACACATTTTGGGTCACTGTAACGATTCAGTATCGTCTTGTTTATTATACCACTTCACCTCTTTCCAAGTCAACCTTTTTTTGAGTTGCTTATCAAAGATCATCAAATACCTATGCTTCCGACTTCTTTCTCTCCATTCGCCTTCAGAACCTTTCACACTTCCTCTTGAGTGTTTTGTACCGTCAACATAATAAAAATCTTTTTTGGGTGCTGTTAGACCGTAGTACTTAAAATTTGTTGCACGATAAATGACCCCAGAATGATGTGAGGAATCTGCATATGATAATATTGCTCTTACATTGGTTTCTTTACAAAATCTCTTTATGCACCTTGAAACAAACCAAGAGGTAATATTATATTCTGTCTTTTGAATATCTGGATGAACGCATAATCTAGAAAGTTCATAAAGACCTTTTTGTTGATCCCTTTGAAGACCAAAGGCACCAACTGCTATTTCTGGGACGGGTAACCCAGTAAAGACACAACAACCCAAGCACTCACCAATATGAAGAATATCAGTAACAGATGATCGGAAAAGACCGTAGTTATATCCACTTTTAAAATCTTTTGATTCGTCTTTAAGATAATGGTAGGTATAAAGAAGATTTTTGATTTCTTCTTTACCTACTCTATCTATAAAGTACTGAGTATTTTTACTCATTAGTGTGAGGATTTCATCATATATTCTACGGTATTTGCAACATCATTCATTGCTGCACGAAGATCTGGTTGCTGACCCGATTCTTGTTTAAGAATAGGCCTTGAGTCGTCGGTAAGGGTCCAACGCCATTGATTCATATCTTTACAAAACCACAAATTTATCTTCATAAGACTTTTATTCTTCTATCATTCTAACTTAATTTAGTAACTCTGTCCAGCCGCATATCTTTCTCTTCTATAATGTCTTCCTTTACCAACATTTTTTCCTTTGTAAGTGTCAGTTTGTGAATGACAGTTTGGACAAATAAATCTTAAATTTTCTGGTCTATTATTTTCAGAATTTCCATCTATGTGATCTATCTCCAAAACAATTGATTTTCCATTCCATTCAGTAATATGACAGCAAGAACATTTGTATCCGTAAGTTTCTGTTAAATATCTTCTAAAAAAATCTCTTGATTTTGTTGTAGAATCTCCATTTATCCAATCAGATAATCTTTGGTTAAAATGATATGTTTTTTGACATTTAAGTGAGCAATATTTTGATGCTCCTTTCTTAACTTCATTATCACAGACTAAACAATTTTTTTCTTTTTTTCTTTTAGTGTTAAAAAATTTAGCAGAACAAGAACTACTGCAAAATTTATTTTCGTTTTTTCTTTCGTATAATATTCCTTTATTACAGTTTAAACATAATTTAGGATTTTTATAGTATTCTTCTTTAATTTTTTTAAATTTTTCTTTTGTTGTTAAACCACCTCTTTGTCCAGCATCAATAATACGCTGGAAACCTTCCTCTGTCCAGTTAGGCATAGTTCTACTCTAGATGTCTGCATTTCTATTTATATTGAAAAGGAGGGACTTCCACCCTCCACCTGAAGTTTGCAGACATCCAGGTGATATTATTTAGTTAAGCCGAAGACAGGGATCAAACCTGCGACCTGAAATTTACAAAATTCCTGCTCTATCACTGAGCTACTTCGGCATTAATCCGCAGGCATCATTTCTGGATTTTCCAGTTCAACTTCAAATAACATTGGATGACACTCTTCATCAATCAAATAGAATGATGATTTGTATAAATCCTCTGGTTCAAAGCGTCTTTCGTTGTCTGCTAGTTCTATGAGTTCCAAATCATACATAAGACTATCTGGAACATCATCAAAAGTAAAAGGAATATTTTGGATAAAATACATCAGAACAAGTTGTGTTCCTCTGTTGTACCAAACATATCTGGCATCTATTCTGTATTTCATAGAATAGTTCCTAATACTTTTGTTTTATTTATTTCTACCTCTATAGGTAGAAGTTTGTGCGTGGCAGTTTGGACATAATAAACGGAGATTTTCTAAACGATTATCGTAATTAATTCCGTTTATATGGTCTAATTCAATTGGAGTAGGTTGTCCTCTCCATTCTGTTATACCACAACACTCACACCGATGAATTTTGATTCCTTCAGATATAAGTCTCAATTTAAGTTTGTGTGATTGAATAGGAACTCCATTTAAATATTCTTCTAATGATCTTTTTGGTCCAAATTTTTTATTTTTGTTCCATACTTTAGGATCAGTAAAATGATCTATAGAAATATTCAGTTCTTTTGCTCTTTTATGAAAACATTGATAATTTCCACCTGCTGCTTTTAGATTTAATTTAATCAGTGCTTCCCTAATAGAATTAGAGGTCTTTACTGCGTCAACAAATTCAGCATCAGAAGATTTATATCCGTTTCTTAGCATTTTAGAAGACATAACTACATTTATTTATACTTATGTCTTCTAATAGCGGAGATGGGATTCGAACCCATACTGTACGAATTTTAAGTTCGGTGCCTCCTTCCCTTGGGCTACTCCGCCATAAAAACTCAAAGAGTATTGAGTTGACTATCAGATTCTACCGCATAAGTCGGAGGATGTAAAGTGCAGTATTCATTAAACGTAATCTTCATTTCTTTGTTCGTAAGATTGCAGTTTGCTGCTGCTTTTGGAAGGTTCCAGCGAGCTGCAAACAGCATTTCCATTGATTCTCTTGTTTCTGGACGCATTTGAAAAAAGTAATAAGGGCAATTTTTACCGGGAAAATTTTTCCCCCCTAAATGGATTTTAAAGTGGATTTGCGTATGAGAGAGTTTCCTCATCTACCGTTGCACGAATAAATTGTAGCACATTCATAAACTCATCAACCGTATCACAGACCACTTCACGTTCTGATCCCTCACTTGAGTAAAGATACACTGTTCGTTTCAGAGGGTCAACCACGCATCGTGCAAGGTACTCATCTTTCATTCGGGAAGTTTCCTGATTACCTAAGTATCATAGCAGGGATTGGTGCTGGTGTCAAGGGCTTAAGGCGATCGTTCCAGTTCTGACAACTCCATCAGATCCTTTGACTCTTACTGTTAACGTAGTGTTATTTGTCAACTCAAAAGAAAATGAAGAATTTGAAGTTGGATTTGTAGTTGCAATTAATCCAACCGTAGCAATTCCTGTAATAATAGTGTTTCCAGATACGTGAAGTTTTGCAGATGGATTTGTAATGGCAACACCAATATTACCGTTCTCTGCAGTATATACAAAAGTTTCTAATTGTTGATCATAACCATAAACTTTGCCAGTCATTGCAGTACCAACTACTTCAGTACTACTTCCAGCATAGATGACCTTTGTGCTTGCACTCATATCAAATGAGTCTGTGTTTGAAGGTCCTCCACTGCAATTATTAATAAAAATATTACCTTCACGATTATAGACAATATATCCTGAGGAAGATGCGGTGGCAATAATTTTACCATCAGGCGAACAGGATATTCCTACAGAACCACCAGATAAGGAACCTACAAGAGTAAAAGTAGAACCTGAACGATCATAAACTGAAGATGTTGTACCATTTGAAATGATTAATGTATAAGAATCCTCACTTATGCATACTTGAGAACCACCTGTTGATAATGTTCCGATTCCAATGTAACCGCCATACTTCTTATCATTTTTTTCAAAGATATGAGTTTTGCCTGAAGAAGAATCTCCAACTGCAACAATATTTCCATCTAAACTAACGGAAACAGAACTACCAAATTTAACAGGAGATGTTCCAGTTAAGATTCCTACTTTATTGTACTTATTATCATTTCTTTCGTAGACAAATGCGGTTCCTCCTTGATATCCAGACTTAGGACATTTTGCACCTGGAGCACCAATTACTACTACTTTTGCATCTCCACTAATTGCAACAGAGTATCCGAACAAATCTCCTTCAAGTTCTCCTTGAAGTTTTGCAATCTTCTTTACATTTTTAGATCTGCAGATATTTGTAGTTCCTACACCACAAACAACTGTATTATCTTTCGTTAAATTTCCAGACTCCAAAACTTCACAGAAAGTTGAAGTTCCGATGCCACAACAAACGGGAAGAGTTCCGACACCACAAGTATCTACTTCTGTAGGTGGAGTATATTCGTATACCCATACAACACCTACTTTTGCAGTTGTTGCCACTCCAACTTTTGTTGGTTCTCCAATAACATTAGGCCCACCAACAACAAATGTTTTCCCATCAAGAGCCATTGCAACTGCGTGACCATAATCATCATTGCTTGTACTTGCAATTCCAACTCCGTGTGTTGCACCTGTCCCTGGATTTGAATATTCTCCAACAATACAATCTCTCTTTACAAATCCATTTGATACTCTTTCGAAAAGGTATGCACTACCATAATACGTTGATATTCCTACGGTAGTTGCCATTCCAACAAAATAACCGTCAATAAAAGAATTTTTATTACCAACAATAATTAAACTTCCATCGCCATTTGTTGCAAGTGTATTTCCGAAATTGCCATAGGTTCCAAATCCAATATGAGTAGGTTCATTTGGATTGTATACACTGGTAGTAAAGGATCCTACAAGATTATATCCAGCAATTCCTCCCAAAGAATCTGCCGAAACACTCTTTTCTGATCCAAAAGAATATGCAGAAATTCCTGTCATATTTTTAGGAACAGCTCTAGATCCACTAGAAAGATTTCCAGCAACATTTGCTGAAGAATCAACTCTTAAATTTCCTGCATTAATATCTAAAATTTCTTCTGGATCATCTAATGCAGTATAAAGAATTGGTCTCGTAAATCCATTGATACCAGTATCAGGGATCTCTATAAATTCTTCTGGCTCTAAAAAATCATTATCATTTACAAATGTATCAGACACAATCAAACCTCCTCTTTAACGTCATAATGATATCCAGAAATTGAATATTCTGAATTGTCTCCAGGATAATCTGCAGGAGTTTCTCCCTGATATTCTGGAATTAGTTTTTCTCCATCTATTCTTTCTGCAATAATATGATAGAAACAATCAATAGGCATTCCACTTTTTGCTTGCAGATAAACTTTATTTTCGTCCCATCTTTTGATAATGACATCTTGATGAGCACCAATTGGTTGCAAAGTGACTACAATTGATTCAATATCTACAAAGTCTTTCCAATAAGATGGAAGATTGATTTCTGTTTTATTTTTAACTCTTCCTTTGATATAAACATCATTTGAAGGTCCTTCAATGCAAGTATGCCTTAGTCTCCATCCTTCTCTTGATGGGTGAGGTATATCAAAGTTCTTCTTCTTGGAAAGAATATGTTTTCCGCACTGAGATTTTACATTAGACTGTGAGGTGATGTTTGCTCTTGCAAGAACACTAGAACTCACGAACAAATTTGCTTTAATAGCAGTATTTCCAATCACATACAATGATGGTTTTGTGGGGGTAACTCCACATATAGTTCCAATAACTGCGGGAGTAGGAGAATCGTTATTCTTTAATGGATTTACCATTAAAGTTGCAGATATTCCCAAATTAGATTTATCATCTCCAACTATTGTGGGTCCTTGAAGATATGCAGCACCATGAATTGATGCAGGACCTCTACCTAAAGGTTCTGGTGCAGCAGGATCTTTTGTTACGTGGAGTTGACCATGCACCAACTCAAAATCACTAGAACTTGACATATATTACAATGGAAATGGGTTTGATAATTGTGTTAAATTGCTTAAAATATCCAAAGTTGGTTGTTTAGCAGCACTCATAGAAGTCATTTTTTGAATGCTACCACCATAAATCTTCATAATATTTATTGCACTCTGAAGCATCTCTCCATCAGTGTATATACTGATGGATTCATTTGCGTTAGCAGTAAATCTTTTAGTTTCAATATTTACACTCTCATTTGAAATGAGGTTAATAACTCCTTTTGTTGGATCAGGTCCACGAGCAATCAAGTCTATATTTTCTGCTTCTAATCTCAGTCTACCTTTAGTCTGAATTAAAATATCACTACGATCCGCATTAAACCACATTCCAATTTGATCCTTTGGAATATCATCACCACATTTAACTTGATAACGACCTCTGCATCTAGAAGTGATCCATCTTTTTCTTGGTTCAGTTTGATCAATTGAAATATATTCAAGAGACTCTTGACCTTGAAGAAATATGGATGATCTTACTTGATCATTATGTATTTGGCCAAAACAAATTTGGCCATCCATTGTTCCTTTTCTTACGGATTTATGATTTCTAGATTTAGTCATCGTGGTACTCTATCAAATTCTACTTTTGGTGGTATTCTTCCTACACAATCAACAACTGAAATTAACTGAGTTCCTGCAGGAATTGTTTGCAACTGTTCTTCTGGAATATTTGCTATAGGAGTTACTTTAAGAATAGGAATTAATTTTACATTATATCCTCTTGGAGAATTGACTCTAATTTCTGGTAAATCAACAAATCCAATTCCAGGACTTACAACTTTAACTTGTATTATTTCACCTCTATCATTTATTACAGGTTCTAATATAGATCCTTTATTTGTTCCATCTTCAGTTACTACTTCTAATGTATCACCAATTTCATATCCAAATCCAGGATCAACAACATACACTTCTTCAATTTCTGTTATCACTGGATATGATGGTATTGTCACATCTGGAGATGATTGAGGTTGTGGAGGTACAAAAATATCATCTGGAGGTAATTCCACATTATTAACATTTCCTCCTGGAGGAACATAATATCTATTATCATTTGTTACTACATATCCTTCATTAACATCTTTCCATATTCTTCCATTTCCACCCAATGCTCCATTAGGAGCAGAAAGATATCCATCGCCGGGAGCAGTAATAATTATATTCTTAACTTCATAACCACCCTTACCATTTCCATTAGATTCGGTTGTAGTTCCAGAGGCGCCACCAGCACCAGCAACTCCACCAGCAACTCCAATTACGGCAACATTAGATGCAGAAGTTCCATATTCTTGAATTTGAGACAATAAACTTCCACCAGATCCATAACCACATTCATCAACTAAATTTACAGAAGGTGGTTCAATATAATTAAATCCAGGATTTACAATATCAAATCCAATTACAGAGGAAGAAATTGGACTAATAACGGCATTTGCCATTGCACCCATTCCAATACCACCAGAAAATTGAACTCTAGGTGGTCCACAAGGTTGAGGACTTGTAGGGCAAACAGGAGCAGTAGGTAATGCATCATCAACAACAGTTAATTCATTTACTTGTTGAATCAAAAGTTCTCTTTGATATCCGTTACCATCCTGAAAATAAAATAATTGTGGAGGATTTAAAGATGCTATGCAGTTTGCTTCACTTCTAGTTACATCATTTACTTTTAATCCATCTTTATCATAGAAAGATACACGAATAGGATCATTTGGTTTTCCTTGAAAAACTTTTCTTTTTTTATTTTGTCTATCTACGCAAGAATCCCTGTACTGATCTTCTGTCATTATCTTATTAGTATAACTTTAAATCTTCTTTTCCTGGAGGAATATTTGCCTTAGAATCTGCTAATGCTTGATCTATTCCAGTATCTGTTGCAGAGTCAACTCTAATATCTTGAGCGGCATTTGCATTTCCTTGAGAAACACCAGCAGTATATTGTCCAGTTTGTGGTGTTTGTTCATCAGATGGAGATGCATTTTGAGTAGAAGAGTTTGGAGCAACAGGATCTCCACCTTGTGGATTATTTTGTCCTGCTCCAGACAAACTTATCTCCTGAACCGAAGGGCAAGCCTTGTCATCATCACACTTAAAGAAATTAAGAATACCAGTAACAAAATCAATCGCATTAAATAAACCTCCGGCAATACTACCTATAGCTCCCTGAATTTGTGAGAGGAAACCATTAATTAATCCAAATGCAGAACCAATAGCTGCTTGAATAGGTCCTAAAATTTGATTAAGTAAATTATTTACAAAATTTTCAGATAAACACATAGGTCCATTAATAAATTTATCAAGCATCTGCAACAACAAATTTCCAACAGTTTTTGCAAGACCTCTAACGACTTTTGCAAAAGCGCAGGATAACCCATTAGTTCCCTTTCCCAATGCATTGATGAAAGATGGCATCTCTCCAGGAAAAAGAAATGGAAGTACTTTCTTTGCTTGATTCTGCACCGTATTCATCACCCATCCACGAACTCGACCCATTATATTTTTCACGTATCCAGAAATATCAGTTGCAGAAAAATTTATAACTTTTCTGATAGATTTCCAAGGCTCAACATTCTCATTCGTAAGTGCATCAAAAGCAGAGTTTACATTTGAAAATCTTTTAATTCTTTCAAGGTCATTTTGAAGATTTTTAATGGTACGTTGAATACCTTTCATATCACTGTTATCAGTCCTGCACGGACTCTGTATATGAATAACCTTCTCAAGATCTAATTTCTGCTCTCCAGCCGCTTTCGTGACTTTGTAATTGTCAACGGCTCTTACTTTATCAATAGAGGATTGATTTATACCTTTTGTTGGTGCTGTTCCTGCTGACATTTTAAATCTCCGTCTATTATATATTACCAGTTAGACCAATTTGTCTTTCTTGTTCTATAAGATTCAAAGTCTCTTGATCTGTTACAACATCACCTACCTGAGGTCCTGCTGCTTCCCTAGCAGCAGTTCTTGCTCTTAATTCATCTATGGTTAATGGAGTTTGTCTTGGAAGTTTATATTCAGTACTTGCAACAGATGGTCTTTCTATTGGTATAGTGGCTTGTAAATGATCGGGAACAAAAGAACCTCTTTGTGGACTCGTTCCATTATATGAGTTATTAAAGAGTTGAAGTCCTCCTGTTTCATCTTTTGGTTGATCTTTCGGAACAGAGTTATTTGAATTAATTAAAACTCCAAATATATATGGTTCTTGACAGGACATTCCATCTAAAAAGAACCCAACTACAATCGAACCATCAGACAAAGTTGGAGTGTCTACAAATCCACCAAGTCCAGATCCTCCAGTGACAGGAAGAACCAGATTTGCCATAGGAAGTTGATCGTCTGGAAGATCTTTAGTGCTAGCGGAATGTAATCCAAAATATCTTACTCTGTATCTGTAACCCCAACCTTTTTGGTCCTTGGGATCAAAATGTTCCGATTCAATATTATCTTCCCAAGAGGGATTAGAAACAACTCTCCCTAACCACATAGGAAAAGAAGATGCAGTATTTAAATCAAAATTTCCACTATAGTCACTCATCAGTCTTCGTATACTCTACACTCTAAAGCATCTGGATTAGAATCACAATAAAGTTCTAATGAGGTTGGGTCATGGTCTTCGTCAGGATGATTTACTTGATACTTCTCAAGAGAATCAAGTTCATTTTCTAAATGACGACGACGTTGACCACTAGTATTTGGATTATCTAGTTCATCTTTATCATCATTAATGTGTTGCTGAAGTGTTCTGTCCATATGAACACGATATTGATTGATATTATTTATTACATTTCAGTAGGTTTTCTTCCGATTGATTCTCTGACTAAATTCATTCTCGTATAGCAACCATTTTTTGTAACTCTATGACAAATATCTACTATCATATAATTACCACTTTTCTTCTGACTAACAAGTGTATTTTTCTTATCAGATAATTCAGGAAAATCACAAAAGATTATATCGCCGGCTCTTAAACTCATATCTCCTGCAATTGCTATAGAAAGTTTAATTGAAAAAAGATTGTTATATCTAACATAAGACTGTCTTAAAATTTCATCATTATTGTAATTTACAAAGGTTGATTTGGGAAGTTGTGCAGATAGATTTTTACCTTCAACAAGGAATCCTTGATCATCAAATTTATAAGATATTCTTGATACTTGTTGTTGAATATTTAAATCTTTAGCAATAACTGGTTGTTCTTTTCCACCAATATTATTCTGCCCAAATTGAGTCTTAGAGTCGAAATTATTTTCTCGATATGCACTTTCGTATGTATTTGTTCCTTTTAATTTTGCATTTACTTGAGATCCAGTGTCTAGAACATTTTTTAAATCTAAAGTACTATCAAAGGCAAAATCTAAAATTTTTCCATCATAACCATCAGGTCTTTCTCCAGACTCACATCTTATCAAGTTATTGAAGATATATTTCTTTTTTGGTTTTTGCTCAAACAATTTATCAATAGATTTATATTTAAATCCATCATACGTTTCATAAAAGAAAAATCCTGCAAGAGTTCCTTTAGCATCTGGAATTTCTGGAACTGATCTTGGACCTAACCAAGTTAATTTATAAAATGGTTTATCAACATTTCCAATAAAACTTAACTTATTTAAAGTAGTATCAATATCAACATCTTTTGGTGTCTTTAAAACTTCTTTTAAAATTTTATTTACTGAATCAGAAACTTTGCCATCATATCTTTGCTTTACTCTATATTGCTCTAACTCATTATCAATTGACTCCTTCGAAAACAAATCAATGATATATGTCATTTTATTAGTGCTTTCATCAACATTTCGAACTTCTTCAATTCTAAATTGTTTTTTATCGATGAAGTCTAAAGGAAATTGATTTCCATCATAAATTTTTAAATGTACTTTTTCTCCAACTGTTAAATTAATATCATCCTTTTCAACTGATGCAACATCATTACCAGTACCAGTAGGAGAACGGAATCCTGTATCTGCAATAGTCGCAGTTGCTCTGATACTATTATCAAGTATGCTCTCATAATAATTTAATTCAATACATCCAGATTTAACATCTACGGGATCATTGTAATTTGAATAAATTTCAAATAAAGTAATCTGAGCTTCACCTGCTTGAGCAGCACGATTTGCAGCGGCCATTTTATCCCCTATGTAAAGCCATGTTATTATTTACACCAGAACCAGCAATTCTAAAGTCAGCAGTTTTTGTTCTTCCTTGAGTAGGAATAGGTATCATTTTTTCAACAATAACTCTTTGAATTGCAATCTTCGTTCTCATTCCACCTTCCGCATAAGATGGATATTGTTCCAGTGATTTTGTATCTGCGGAGGAATCTTTTGGTAAAACATAATTACCTGATGGTGATATTGAAGAAACTAATCCACCTTGTTTTGCTTTTCTTGCTTGCTCTACAATTGCTTTTTCTTCTTTTGATGCTCTATCACTAGGTCCTACCCAAGCACCAATACCAGCCTCTTTTAGATACTGAAATGCAAGTTTATCCTGAACTTCTGGAGTAAATTTAGCACTTGTCGGAATTCCTGCTCTAGCCACAACTCCAGGTAAAGTACCACCAATAAACTGGTATCTTCCGACTGCGTGCAATCTACCTTGCTTTATCCATTCTTCATTTGACATTCCTCGTCTTTCTGCCTGAAGTGCCATTATTTCACCAATTGTCATATCAGTCAATGCTCTTCCTTTATGCTGTTTCATTTGACGAAAATCGCCAGAAAAAGATCCGGGTAAAACTCTTCTTCCGCCAGATATACCTATTTGATTAACAGCATTATATCCACCAACAGAATCTGATTCATACTTACCTATAATATCCAATGCTCTCTTCTGAATACTACCGATTTTTCCAGACCCAACTGGAGTAGATGATTCCTCTTTTTTAGAACCAGTAGTATCATCTAATCTTCCTACAGACGCAACTTTTTGCTTTTCTTGAAGTTCTTTAATTTGCTTAGGATTACTTGGACCACCGGATAAATGTCCTATCAAATATTTTCTTCCAGAAGAATCTGCTATTATTAAAGAATTACCATAACCAGCATTATATCCTGCATCATATTCAACAAACTTAAGTCCTCCTTTTAAAACAATTGGTTCTCTACCATTCATTGGAAAATCAAATCCTCTGTGTCCTCTTCCTGCACCTAATCCGTCTCCTCTAGGATGTTTAGATAATGGTTTTCCATTTACGATAATATTATCCAAAACATATCCCGGAATTTCTCCACCTTTACCAGAATATCCATCACCAGTTTCAATGTGTATATGCGGACCTGAACTTCTTCCAGTAGAACCAACATATCCAACAACTGCACCACTAACATCAACTCCTCCAGGAGTACCACTTGGAGTAACTTGATCCCTAGTTGCCGTTTGAGTTTGATCTGTTTGTTTTGGTTTTTCTTTCTTTATAATTTTTCCTTTATTTAATTCATCTTTAACATTCATTAATGCTGAATTAGCTGCACTTCTTACTGCACTAAAAATGATAGAACGAACATCAATAAAATTTCTATTTTTATCATAATTATCATAAAACATATTTTCAAGTCCAACACTTGTATTTAAAATTGTAGAGTCGGATAATTTTTGTCCAAGTGCAACATCAATTGCACCTCCCATTAAAGCACCAAGTCCATATGGAGTGCTCTTAAAGTCAGTTGCAGTATTAGTAAGTGCATAATATGGATTTGGTTTTTGTTGTCCAATATTTAAAAGACTTTCATTTGGATTCGGAAAGAGTTTTTTAATCTCCTTTTGTCCACCAACGTCTCTTCCTGGTTGAGTTGATTGCGATGGTGGTGTTGGTTTTCTTGTTCTCTCAACTTCAATTGTTCTTCTCAATTCATAACTACCTAAAACTCCTCCACCTTTAGCATAAGATCTAATTACCATTCCACCATTTTTATATGCTGGAGGAGTCTTACCTCCAAAGAAAATATCATAAACTCTTCCACCAACTTCTCCACCAACTATACCACCAATAGCAGCACCAATAGGACCACCAATTGCAGTTCCAACAGCACCAACCAACAGAGAACCAACACCTCTAAATGCTGCCTTACCTACAGGATCTCCAAGTGCCCAAGAAAGTCCAAATTCAATTAGTGCTCCAACAATAGGCAATTTTGATAAAACTGGTTTGACAGTTCTTCTTAAAATATTTTTTGCTATATTTCTTTCCGCTAATCTTCCACCACTTGTTGTTATTCTAGCAGTTGTAGATCGAACAGGTATTCCACCTCTTCCTGTAGTAACTCCAGGTCTTCCTGCAGCAGTTCCTGTTGCGGCTGGTCTCGTACTTGGTTTTTGTGGTAGTCTAATCTTACTTACATTAGTTGCAAAAGCAGCAATAGCACCAGTCAGTGCCATTCCACCAATCAAGATATAGTTAATATATTCATTTAATCTTGAGGATAACGCATCAAAAGATTGTTGAGCTCCCTCACCACCTACACTTCTAACTAACGCTCTAATCTTATCATAAGTCTCATATCCACGCTCAATGAAATTAACTACAGATGATAATATAAATTTAAATACATTTTCTACTACGCCATAAATTGGAGTGATGATTTTTATGATTCCAAGTAACTTTGGTAATTGATCTTGAAAATTTGTAAATAACCAACCAATTCCTGTAAATAACAAGAACCTTTTTACTCTATCCAGAAAACTCATTCCTGGAAGTGATACGGTAGGTAATCTAAATTTTCTTTGTGATTTTGGAAGTTCTAATTCCGATTCTCTTTCTTCATATTCTTCTCTTTCTTTTCTTTTTCTTTTTGTTTCCTCTGTTGTTTTATTTTCACCTAGAACTGATTTTAAAAGAGTATCTACATCAAGTAGAGACTTTCGCATTAAATTAACATTTTGCTCATTATATTTTTGAGATAATTTTGCTACTCTTTTAACTTCAGAGGTTCTTCTCTGAATAGAAAATCTTGAAAAATCTGCAGTAGAAAGTGCTGATGATATTTTTGATGGTGGTAATAACTTTTTAGGATCAATTGCCATAGTTATACACCCTTAATTCCATATATTGTAAGTTGAATAGATCTCACACTCTTAGGCGAAATTGGTGAGAATGGAGGTACTTGAGCTCCACCACCATCACCCGAACTAGAAGGTTTAGATGCTGACTGATTTATGTCAGGTAAATATGTAACTTGATTATTCTTATTAGAAAGTGGTTTTATTTCTGGTATTTTTGGATCTGAACGATAATTAAGTCCTTTTGCTGGATTTGAATTTGGATCAAGTCCTGCAATTAAATTCTCTACTTTAGGAATAGCTCCTTCTTCAACTGATTTTTTAGTAAGTACAACAAGAGATTCTCCTGGTGCAGCAGCAAAAGGAGGAAAATATTGAGTATCTGAACCAAAAAATGCGGAAGATGGAATCTTTGTTCCGGTATTTGGTGTTACACCTACAATTCCTCCACCTTGTTTCTTTTCAACTTTTTGATTTTTTTTCTTACCACTAAACCACCCAAATGGATCATACCAAGGTTTTTTCTCCTCTTTGGTTTCTTTTTTTGGAGTAGGTTTTGCGGCAGTTATTCTTTGTTGAAGTTGTTGCCCAACCTCAAGTCTTCGATCTAAATGACTGACTCCCGCTTTTTCATATCTTGTTAAAAATAATTGAGTTGCTTCAGTAATATCTTTTGCTTTGTTTAATTGCGATCTTAATGGTATGAATTCTGGATGATTATTCAATTCATGAACGATAAAGTCAATTTGAGTTCCTAGATTATTCCAATTACTTTTTTTAGACCTTGCGAAGTCCATAAGATTAATCTTATCCGTGTCAAATCTTCCACCTTTTTCCCATTGAACAATTCCTCTTCCAGGTCCACCTCCTTGTTGATTAGTGGAAGGGTTATAAGTATATCCAGTTTCTACACCAATATTTGCAACAATTCCCATAGCAGCAGTTGGTGACAATCCTTTTGATATCAATTTGTTGTAAATATAAAATGCTCTAGAATTAACTAAAGGAGATTGATTTCCACCAACTTCTCCACCAGTATTAAATAATCTTCCTAACTTTGGTCGGTTAGATCCAGGACCACCATAATATCTGTTTAGATTTAAAAGTGTATCAGAACCAACAGCATCAACAGTCCTCTTATTAATTACTATTTCTCCGGGTTGTGCAGCAATTAATTGAGTATCTGGACCAAAACCCGATATTCTTTGTCCAGTGTTGTTAGTTATTCCTCCATATCCAAACATTTGAGTGTATGGGCTGGTTTTATTAATCCCAAATAAAGAGTTTAAAATAGAACCGCCTGAAGAAAATTGCTGTACTTGTTGTTCAGCAGAAGCAACTTCTGGACTCTCTTCTTCTTTTTGTTGTCTTTGATTGAAGTAATTTATGGTTGCTGCAACTCCACCAGCTGCTGCAGTTCCGATTGCCAAAGTTGCAAGTAAAGGATTCCTCAATAGAACACGTTTAAGTGCATTAATAGCACCACCAATTTTTGGTATTTGTGCTACTAGTTTTCCTGTTAAACCTCCAACGATTCTTAAAACTCCTCTTACAAATCTACCAAAAGGAGTAAAAAATAAAACTGCAGCACCTAAAAGAGTAGGCCACCAGTCTTTGAAAAATCTTTGAAGTGTTTGAGCTTTCTTTTGATTAGTAGGATCACTAAACCAATTTATAAGTTGAGTAAATGCTCTTCCTAATAAAGTAAAAAATATAAATCTCCAAATACGATCTACAATATTTTGAAATGGTGATATAAATTTACTAACCGTATTTGAGACGGCAGACATTCCTTTTTGTGCATTTTCTAAAACTGCTTCTCTTTTTGCTCTTCTTGCTGCCTCATAACCTCTTCTTTCTTGCTCATCTACACCTTTTCTAAACTTTAAAAACTGTTGTAAAGTTGCCTTAATTGATTCAAGAGGTCCTTCGAGAGGTGATAAATTTATAGGAGGTGGTGTAGCAGGTGCTTGTACCTGAGGTGGTAAAACTGGAGATGAAACAGGTTGAACAACAGGTTTAAGAAATTTTGTTGTTGCTAATTTATCCGCTGTTATCTTTTGTTTTTGTGGTCTAAATCTACCTTGTTTTCCGCGTATTCTTTTCTTTTCGTTTGATAATAACGCAAGTTCTTCTTGAGGCAATCTAGTTCTACCAGAAATTATTGCCTCATTTAAAAGCGTTATATAAGTTCCATAATCAAGATCAAAAACAAACTCAAGTCCAAGTAACCTTAGGATTCTTTCATCTACTTTTTCGGATACTGGAGCCATCTTATCGATTTTGCTGCTGTTGTTGTTTTAATTCTTCTTCTTCTAGATGATTCTTAAGAAGTCCAACATAAATGTCTCGCTCCCAAGGTATCATATTTTCAATTTCTGTCAATGAATATTTATGAAACTGCATGAGAGAAAAATTTAATCTAAAGTAACTCTCCAGGTTCATGTGAGACATACTTATGCGAAAAAACTTGATAACCCTTCTAAAACAACTTCACTTTCGACCTTTGTTTTTGGATTTACTACTTTAATGGTATGAGAAAGTTTGGGCATTGTTTCAAAAAATTTCTCAATTTGCTTAAATTGAGTTGTATTCATTTGATCCAAGAACTCAATCATTTCTTTTTTAGTAACATCTTCTGCAACCCACACTTCATCTTCAGTAAAAATTTTACCAATACATGAAGCAATTAATTCAAATGATTGATCTACAGTATTGTCCGCAGATAAATCAAAATTACTCTTAATAAATTGTTCTAATGATGGATATTTCATTTCCATCATAATAGAGTCATCAAGTTTAATTTTATTATTATGTTCTGGATTTTTTTGAACTTTAATGTCGTCAACATTAATGCTGAAAGGAACTGTAGTTTCTCCATCATCAGGACAAATTACATTCAATTCAATCTCTTCTCCAACAGACTTTCCACGAATATTGAGAAAGAGATATTCAATATCAAATGTAGGAAGTGCTTCTATTTTAATTCCTTTCGTTTCAATACAATTTTTAATAACTGTTTTAATAGCAGTAGTAATCTGTTTCGTATCTTCAGATTCTAATGCAAGAACCAAAAGTTTTTCTTCTTTTACTAAAAAAGGTCTATACTTGATTGTTTGTCCTGTAGATGGCAATTCAAGTTCATAAGTTGGCGTAGAAATTTTAGGTAAAGGCATGATGTTTTATAATTTTAATTCAGTTAAAATTATTTAGTACTACTGTTGAACGGGATTTCTTACTCCTATTCCACCAAGTCCACCAAATAAATCAGCAGCTCCTCCTTGACCAATAGGAACTGTAAATTGACCCGGAACAACCCCTAATTGATAATCATAATCAATAGGTCCAGTTTGAGATCCCCCTGTTATTGGTGCTGAAGAAAGTTTTGGAACTCCTGGAGGTGTTGTAGGTGTTGGTTCCGATTCTATTATATTTTGACGACTTCTTAACACATAACGATTATATGTAAATGAAACAGTACACTTTAAAAGTTCAGAAGCATTATAAGAAACAGGCATCGAAGCAATCGCAATTGGAAATGCTTTCACAAAAACATACTCTAGGTAATTTCCTAAAAAGTCTCTTTCAAATTTTTGAACAAAAATTTCTGTTCTGTATCCAATTTTTGGTTCGTCTGGATATCTTACTCTATAATGATAATTTGAATCTGGAGCTTCTACTGTTTCTCCCATAGAATATCTAATCCAAGCTTCAAATAATCTGATAACATTATATCCACCATTCCCTGTGCCGTGATCAACATAAAAAGTAAAGTCAGTAGCATTATCATACTGTCTACGATATCCAAGTCTTTCAGTTACGCCCGTATAATCATCATTAATATCATTAGTTAAAATAGAAGATCCTGGTAAAGATGAATCACTACATAATAAACTAATAGTACCTCCTTTTTGGTTTTCAAAATAATACTTTCTTATCTCTGGAACATCTGGAGGATTAAACCAACATTGAAAATGTGAAGTTAGTGCAGGTCTTAATAACTTTTGTTTTATTTCAAAATTAGGAACTATTTGAGGGGCAGGGGCAGACGGCATAGTCTGAGAAGAATTAAAAGAATTTCCCGGACTAACTCCAGTTCCTGAAGTGGTAACTGAAGATGGTGCTGGGACACCTGTGGCAAGATTTATTCCTTGTTGAGCGAGTGTAAATCCAAATGTTGGATCTGCCATCTATAAATACTTTTACTGTTATATTATGTATGCTGGAAATGGCAGAAAGTATTAAAAAAATAGAATATTGGAACACTAAAAAATTATGTGAAGTATTTAATACTAGTGGTGAAGAAATTGTAAGATTAGAATATGAAACTTTTTCGAAACCAATCAAACCTTTATATGGTTTCGAAAAAAATCATACACCTTGGAATAAAGGAAAAACAAATTGTTACAGAGAAGAAACCAAAAAATTAATGAGAGCCGCTGCAAAGGGTAGAAATATGAGTAAAGCAGTTAAAGAATCTGCTAAAAAAAGAAAGGGAAAACCCGCGCATAATAAAGGACATAAATATCCTCAATTTCAAAAAGGAGGAACAATAATTTCAAAAGAAGGTAAAGTAGTTAAATTTAATTCAATATCAGAAATAAGTAAAGAATTAAATTTAAACCCATCACATTTAGGTGCAGTTCTTTCCGGAAAAAGAAAATCTCATAAAGGTTGGAAAAATGCCTCGTGACGCCAAATACCATCAAGGATATTTTCATCCAAGAAATCCAGAAAAATATATTGGAAATCCACAGAATATAGTGTATAGAAGTAGTTGGGAATTAAAATTTATGCAATGGTGTGACCGTTCTTCTAATATACTAAAATATGGATCAGAAGAATTTTGTATTCCTTATTATAATCCAGTAAAACAAAGAGTATGTAGATATTTTCCTGACTTTATTATTGAAGTTCTTGAAGGTAATGGTAAAGTTCAAAAATATGTAATAGAAATAAAACCAAAGAAACAAACTGTTCCACCTATTCAAGGAAAAAAGAAAACAAAAACATACATTAACGAAGTGAATACTTATGCGATTAATCAATCAAAATGGAAATCAATTCAAGAGTGGTGTGAGGATCGTTTAATTAAGTTCCGCATAATCACTGAATCGGAATTAGGTATCAAGTAATGGCAGAAGGTTTTGGAAAGTATGTAGGAACAGGAACATCAAGAACAAAAGAACTTTTAAAAAAAGTTGAAGATTTAGGATCTGGAGATCCTGAAGATATAATGCTACTAATTATGGAAATTTTTAAGGAAGAAGTCTTATATCCAGAACCAGGAAAGTTCTATACATTCATTTATAATCCAAAGACTCCAAAAATCGAATACGATCAACATCCATTAATTGCTTGTACAGAATTGTATAAGTGGGGATTTAAAGGATTTAATTTTCATTGGAGAAAATCTAGACAATATACGTGGGAAGAAGTCAAAGGAAAACTTCATATTGTTAAGTATAATGAGTTGGATGAATTGGTCTCATTACAATATGGAAAATTCCGTCTAAATAAATAAAAGTCACTGGGTTGATGTCAACGGCAACAAGTAAACCAGCTATAGTAAATGGAACCATTTACAGTACAACTGTCACTAAAAATGCAGATGGTTCTTTGACTACTGTGCAAAAAAGTGGCGATAGAATAGTAAGAACTTTAGAAACAACTAAAAATGATAATGGAACTTTTAGTACGACTAGTTCTTTCGTCAATGCCACAGAAGCAGAACAAATAGCACTACAAGATCCAAATTCTCCTTTGAGATTAGCTAGCAGCTCTATGGTTACAGATGCTCAATCTCAAATCGAAGGTTCAATAACAGGTGTACAACAAAATGGAGCATATGCTCAAGCAGGTGGAGGAAGTGGAAATGCCGCAACAACAGCAGACAATCCAGATGCTCAAGGAGGAAGTGTTCCAACAATAAATCCTGGTAACGCTCAAGCACTATCAGCACCAAAACCAATTTTAATCTATCCTCTTAAGATGAGATCCACGCAACAGGATAGAATTAAATTTACTGCTATTGAATATCAACCAAGTGGAAATTTACAAACAGGAACATTTGCATCTCAAAATAGAACAAGTACAAAAGGTAAATCGATATTAGGAACTGTTTTCTTACCAATACAAGCATCTATATCTGATTTCAATAGTGTAGAGTGGCAAGGAGCAAATATTAATGAAATTGAAAAACGAGCAGTTAATTTATCTCTTGGTGCTATGAATGCAGGAGGAGTTGATAATTTATCTGATCTTTTACAGAAGAATATGGACAAGGCTCTTAAAGATGTTTCGGCGTCAAATAAAGAAATAAAAGTTGCTGCTGGTGGAGCAGCAGTTGGAATTCAAAATCTCCTTTCAAGATTTGGAACAGTTCTTAATCCAAACCTTGAGTTATTATTTTCTGGACCACAACTAAGACCTTTTGAATTTAAATTTAAAATGTCTGCAAGAGAAAAAACTGAAGGTGAAAATATTAAAGCAATTATAAATTTCTTTAAAAAAAATATGGCAGTGAAAAAAAGTGATGGTGCTGGTATATTTTTAAAAGCACCAAATACATTTTTAATTGAATATAAATTCAATGGTCCTGACGCAACACATCCAGGTATCAATCTAATTAAAGAATGTGCTCTTTTATCTTGTTCTGTCGAATATACTCCACTTGGAACTTATATGACATATCCTGATGGTACTATGGTTTCTTACAGTATGTCTTTATCGTTCCAAGAACTTGAACCAGTTTATGATAAGGATTACACTGATCATCCAATAGGTTACTAAAGATGTCAAAACCATACTTCAGACAAGTACCAAACTTTGAATATGTCTCCAGAGATCCTGGAGACAAGTATATTTCAGAATATACTTCTGTTAAAAATCTATTTAAACGTGGAAAATTAAGAGAAGATATCTTTGGCAATTTAAAGTTCTTTGAAAAGTATTCAATTATAGGTGATGAGAGACCAGATAATGTTGCGTTTAAATTCTATGGAGATTCGACATTAGATTGGGTAGTTCTTCTTTCTAACAATATTTTAAATATTCAAACTGAGTGGCCAATGACACAAAGAACTTTTGATAGTGTTATGCTAGAACGTTATGGTTCTTATGAAAATTTATACTCTAAAATTCATCATTATGAAACAGAAGAAATTAAAAACTCTTTAGGTATTACTGTTTTAAAATCTGGTATAAAAATTAGTCCATCTTGGAAAACAAATGGAAACTTCTTAGAAATGGATAGTACCAGAATCGGAACTATATTTTCTGGTGATGCAGTAACACCATCAAACACTGTAACAGTATTCTCACAAACCGAAATACCAAATTTTGAAGTTGGAAGTCAATTTAGTATTGTTAATGTAAGCGAAGTTCAATACAATGGACAATTTATAGTTTCCAATATTATCGCTTTTGGAGCAAATGGAGTCATTGGTTTTCAATATGAACTTCCTTTTGTACCAAATGAAGCATTACCAACACTAGCTGAACCAAAAATAGAAGAAA